CTTGCACACCATTCTTGTATCGGTATCTCCAAAGATACTTAATAATATTACCCTGTAGATAATACTCAAAGCCTTCTCCTGTAGCTGATTGAATAGCTTCAATACATTCTACACCATACTTGTTGTAATGTGGTGGACTATTTACCATATCTTTATCCTTACAATTCATTTCCCATTTTGCCATACTACGCACTCCCATCTGTTTTGTTGTTAAAATTAAGTTTTATAATATTACCTTCTCTTCCAAGTATCTTACCATTTTTTTTCTGTTGGTCAATATCTTTTTGTGCTATTTCCCAAAGTTTATCTCTGGCATTTTCATCCTGCTCTATCAAAACAGGTGTTGCCATTATCATTCGCACAAAATTCATAAGAGAAAAATAATCAACATCATCTAAGGGACTACTATCAAAAGCATCAATGGTTAGGTGCAAGTTACCTGTCCATTTGTTGTTGTCGAGTTCTGGTGATATACGGATACTAATCTCTTCATCTCTGTATCCTAAAAAGTTCAGTGGTTCTCTGGTCATATTTTTTTATTCCTAAATTGTATGAGAGTGGGATACGTCTTCTTACCTCTTTTCTTTAGCCATGTTTGTGGTATAACTCTAGTGCAATAAAGAAAGTCATTCTTCTCACACCATTTACCATAAGAGGTCTTTGATCCTTTTCTCAGTTTATTGTTTTCGTTTTCAAAAACAAATCTAATGTCTAATTTAGGATGCTGTTTCTTTATTAAAAGATGTTTCCGTCTATCAGCTACAGTAAATCTGCCTTTAGTTTCTATTATAATACCGTTTGGCAATACAAAGTCTGGTGTATACATACGATAAGCTAGGTCTTCCCATTCTATTTTCATACCTTCGTATATAAACGGAATGGAGAGTTCTTTTAACTCCTCTGCGATCTTGACTTCAAGACCACTACGAAAACCTAGCCTACGTGCTAGATTGTATTTAGCAGACTTAAACACCTACCACCAAATAGATGTAGACCTGTTAAACGGAAAAGCTTTAAGACCAAGAGCTTTTAACTCTTCGTTGACAGCTTCGTCTGCCGACTTTCTGGCATCCATAGCTATCTTCAATCCCTCATACTTTTTTTCACGATATGCTTTTTTCATGTCCAAAAGCTGCTTTTCCATTTCAGATATTTCACTAGCCATTTCCTCTAGTGTAGGACTTGATTTGTCATTCATGCTACTTGCTCCTTTCTAATACTAACATACGAAACAATCTTCGGATCTTTTGCTTGAGATACCAATGATGGTAACTCTTGCAATGTTTCCCAACAGGCATGTTTGTACCTACAAAAGGAACATGTCTTACTCAGAACTCTATTACCTGTCGGTTTACCTCTGAATGTCTCTTCTTCAGAATCGTAACATCGTTCAAACTTGTTACTCTCAACTTTCTTGACGTTTTCTTCAAGCTTTGCAACTTCTTTATCAACGTCAATATTATCAGCAGGTACGTACTTAAAACTACCATTAGCTTTATTTACAACCCACCATCCCCCTGCTTTCTTGCCTACAGCCTTTGCATATCCTGCAAGCTGACCAACATATCCAAAAGCATCATCGGCAGAAACAGTATCAAATGAATCAAACTTATTTCTGTAAGACCAATCAGAAGCAGACTTTATATCATCTACGGCATCATTCAAAACAAGATCGTATGTGCCACTAACTTTCTGATTGCCTATGTTAAGAAACACTTTATCTGAATCATCAAACTTTACTTTTGCTTCTCTCAGTAATCCCTTGAAGACAGCTTCAACAATGTCTCCTAGCATCATGTTCATCACAAATGTAGTCGGAAGTGGGTGAGACTTCTCTGGTTGGTTCTTTTCAAACCATAGTTGACAGGTAGGTCTACCCACATTTGACATACGCAGTTGAAACTTCCTACGCTTTGTACGACTACCAAACTGACGCTTGAGAGCTTCCCCTATGTCTTTCTTTATACCTGCTATAGTTTTGGCAGACATAGAGGACTTCCCATTGGTTGCATCATCAAGATACTGATGCAGTGCTATTTCAGACGGATGTTTCATTCAAACGGTATTTCTTCTGTTTCAATGATCTCGTCAACAACACCAACATCCATGTCCTCTTTCTTACGAGAGTTCTCGTCCCAAGCACCTATGATGTAGTCATTGTAGTTGTCTACCCACTGCATGAAGTCAGAGAATATTTGCTGATCCTCGTCAGACAGCTTTATTATATCTGTCAAGTTTACAGCAACAGACGGAAGATAGAAGCTGTTACCATTGGGTAACTTTCTTTGCTCCGTAGCTACTTCAAACATATGCTGTGGTGGTAGCCTTTTCATCTTAGACAACTTCACAAAACAGTTGCCAAGAGTTTTGAAAGCATCTCTGTTTTCTACTTCCCATATGAAAGGTGTAGTCCCTAACTCAGCCGACACACCATTTGAATCTACAGCATCTTTCATATCAATAGTGCCAAAGATAACACGCACTCTCTTGATCTGCTTGATAAGATCCTGTGTAGATTGATCCAGAGCCTTGAAGTCTTGAATGAACCCTGCAGGTTTACCACAGTTGAAACCACCGTCATTGTCCTTGAGGTCAACATTAAGATTGTCATTCATAACTGTCTTAATGTATTTGTTTGGTGTATCCCCAGAACCCATGACAAATCGCTTATACATATACCTCTGCATAAACGGACGCACACTCGCTGTGGTGGAATAAAATGTTTCACCATCTGGAACTTCAAGTTTGTATGTACCACCCTCAACAACTTCGACATTGACAGACTTGCCATTGATCTCAGATTGTCCCATCAAGGGTGAATGATTGATACGTAGTCGAGCCAGTGTACTAGACTTCTTCTTTGTATCGCTTTCAGATGCCATACCCATAGCTTTCGCCATAACTGCATAGTTATCTGTATCTATTGTTGTAATGTTTGCACTCATATATTATCTCCTCTTCTGCTTAAAGAACTATAGTTATATCACAAGACATCTTTAGTGTCAAGCCAATTATTTCCTATTTTTGATTCTAGTAACAAGGGTACATTAAAATCTATATTGAAGTGATTGTCAACTATATTTTTTAAGTTCTTGTTTATTTCTTTCATCACCTTTAAAACTTGGTCTTGCTCGTCTGGGTGAATGTCTATCACGATAGAGTCATGTACAGAATTTACAATACAGCTTTGCATATTTTGCAAGGCTTCTTCTATTCGTATTAGAACCAAAGGAACGATGTCGGCAGTAGCAAAACTCTGTACAGGATAGTTCTTAATCTGTGTCCCATACGTAACTTTACCATTACCCTTTCTTTCAACCTCTGGAAAAGAGAACTCTCTGCCAGAAGGTGTTTTTATCCTCAAAGTATTTATAGCTTCTTGTGCAAGATTGTCATGCCACTTGGCTATGCCATCATACTTCTTGGTAAACTGCTCGTAGTATTCAGCTTCAGCTTTTGTTCTACCATACCCTGTAGCACCGTAGAGAGGTGCAAAGGTATGTGCTTTAGCTTCTTGTCTTGTCGTAGGCTGTCCTGCTTCCGATATAATCTTTGCTGTATAGGCATGAACATCCACACCATTACATATCTCACGAATGGCAGTTTTATCCTGCGACAAAAATGCTGCAACTCTAAATTCTAACTGTGCAAAGTCTGCTTCAAGTATCTTACCTTTGTTCCAACGAGATATAAATACTTTCTTCACAGGAAACGTACCACCTCTGGGCATGTTCTGCATGTTAGGGTCTGCTCCACTAAATCGTCCAGTAGAGGTGCGATGCTGTAGCAATCTAACGTGTAGCTTACCATCTCTCTTAACATGGTCTGCTATGCCCTCTACAAAGCTAGAGAGGTATGTTTCTACAGCAGATAACCTGCGTATATTCTTCAAGAAACTTTCTGCTATCTTATCACCCTCTCGTCTAGCCATATTCTCAAGTATCTCTACATTTGCTTTGTTGATTGTGAAACCACTGTGACTAACCCAACGTGAATTAGGTGGCTGTCGCTTTAGACCAGCTACTTCGTTTCCAACATTCTTGTAGATAAACCCAAGATTGTTACATGTGGAACATTTTGTAGGTCTGGCATACGGCTTGCCATCTTTTCGCATCTTTTGTATTACACCTTTACCGTCACACGTTTCACACTTGTATGCTTTCTTCTTGTAAATAGTTTCAGCTTTGTCCAGAACTTTACTTTTAAAACCATTGTAGTCCATCTTGTGATCGAAACAGCTAGACCAATCATTTTTATCTTTTGGCTTACGGCTGTATATAACCCACGATAGTTGCTCTGGACTATTCAGATTGATAGGAACATCACCCATGAGTTCTCTAACTTGTGCATTCAAGTCTTGTATAAGCTGTCTCTTCTCTTTCTCAAACTCTTGTCTAACCTCTTCTAATCCTACATAATCAACAGCAAAACCATTCCTGTATATCTTACACAAACAAACAGCCACCATGTTTGTAAGACTAACAGTATTCATCAAACCACTATCTTTACCATATAATCTACCAAATATTTTATCTGATAGTTCGTCTGTGGCACGTAAGTCTGCCACTAAGTACTCAGATAATTCGGCATGAGGTATGTCACGAACAGAGAACCCTTTTTTGAAATATTCTTTTAATGTATCTTGCTTCTTTGTTTCTAGTCCATACCTCTCTGCACACATCTCAAGTGATGACGCTTGCTTTTGACCTCGCTGTAAAACGTAGTCCCCCAACATTGTATCAAAAACAATACCGTCATACTTGAAACCAGACTCCCACAACCAGAGGAGATCGTGTGATACGTTGTGGCATACAAGAACTGTAGCCTTATCAAGCATATCTTGAACAATCTTTTGCCCATCTGGTGTGGGTTCTGTTTCACTGTGGTCAAACGTAACTACCTGCTCACCAAGTTCACTCTTCATTCCAATCATGACAAGGGAGTTATTGGTTTCAAAAGGATCTAGGTGTAGCCTATCATTCCGTTTGGTTACAGTATTCTCTACATCAAGCACTAATTTCATAATCTATTCCCTTGATTATTTTACGAATCTTATTGACACTTACTTTAAACCATTCTCCGTTTCTGTCAAGAGAAATCTCACTTATAACATCGTGTGCTATTTCTTCAGCCACTTTACGATTTAAAAAATACTTGCTGTATTCTAATCTGTAATCTCTGTGAGGACTAGATGTTTGATAACTACCACACCTATCCTGCGAATCAACAGCCATACCGACCTTGTACCACCCTTTCCATGCAGGGTTGGATATCACATAAACATATCCATCTTTCTGTTTATTGTATTGTCGTAAAGCGTTCCTAGATATTTCTAGTGCTGTCTCTTTTAGTTCTTCTTTTCTTTTGATATCTTTAACATCAAGATTACCAAAAAGGAATGATAGTATTTGTGAAATCATGCTGTGTACCTCGCTGTTTTATAATCTAAATCACAGACAAGCCGACCATGCCAACCAGACAATTTATTCTTAACAACATTGATGTGACGTAGTGTGCTTTCTTCACCACCGTCATCCTCTGCACCTTTCTTATTTACAGGTGCATCTTTTGCTATCAAAATCATCAAATCGGCTTCTGCTGCCTTACCTGTTCTACTGCCTTCCATCATGGCTTGGTTAAGTACAACCTTGCCCTCTGCTTCAGCAGACAACTGTGACATATAGAATATGGCACACTTGTGTTGTTTGGCAATCATACGAGCATGGACAGCATTAGCTTTCAAGGCTTCATCTTGTCGTGCGAAACCTTGTGTCTTAGCAAACTTGTCACCCATATCAAGAACAACGACATCTGGTGAATAAGATTTACACACACTTTCAACCCAAGACATATCTTTGCCAGTAGCATCACGTAGCTTGACATTCTTTTGGATTGGTGCATACAACTCTTTTGCTTTGCTAGGATTATCTTTTATCTGATACTTGTCCATACCAGTAGCTGAAGTGAGGTAGCGTAGACCCACACGGTGACTTCCCTCTTCATTGCAAAGCACGACACACTTAGCACCCTGCCTTGCGAAACCATTTACTCCTGCAATCAAACTCGCATGAAAAGACGTTTTACCTGTGTTAGGTCTAGCACCCACTTCGATAAGGTGTCCATCGTTGACACCCTCAACGACCCTAGTAAGGGACGGTATATTGAAAGACCATCTGGCTTCCATATCGTTTTTCTGTAGCAAAGTGTCTACATCCATATCATCCCACTCTACGTTAAGATTGGGTGTGAAGTCATCACCATAGCTTTCAAGAATATTACGCAAAGGTTCAAGGCTTGTTTGCGAACCATTTACATAATCGAAACCTAGATTGGCAATATCTTCACCCACAACTTGTTGGAATAACTTTGATAAGACTTCCTGTGCCACATCATTACCCAAAGGATTTTCTTTCTTAATCCGTTTGAATAAATCTCCATATGCACCTTTCTGTGCAGTTGTTAGTGTAGGATTGTTCGCCATGAACAACGCTTCAATCTCGTCTGGTGTGACGGTTCTTTCGTAGTTGTACATAGCTTTATCAATCGCACCTTTTATCTTTC